TAACGAGGTGATCAACAACTCTCCCAAGTTCCCCCGCGTGTTCTTCCCTCTTTATATAATTCTCTCTTGTCATGTTCAAAAGAATATTAAGGCGCTTGACTTCAGATGCGATTTGATTGGCCCACCACCCTATGGGTAGAACCACAAAAGTTAATACGATGTTCCAAATCAGCATGTTATCCATGATCTCTCAATACAGGAATATAATATTTGTTTCAACAGACCGCTTGAGATAAAGGGTAAATAGGGTACATCTCCCAGTACCCTAGTCGAGGTGTGGCGGCTTCCCCCAAGTTGCCCACCTCGACACTAGACCGCTGGGCATTAAAATGATAAGTTACCCGCAAGCAACGCTTATGGAGCGCACATGGCTGTAGAAAAACCCTTAGTTCCTTCTGATTTAGAGATTGAAGAAAATCCATCTGAAGAAGAGCTTACTGTTGAGATCGTAAATCCAGACTCCATTTCCATGGAAACAGAGGACGGTGGAGTTGTTATTGATTTTGAAGGCGGCTTGTCAGAGCAACTAATGGGGCAAGACCACGATTCAAACCTAGCTGAGTCTATAGACGAAGCAGACCTTGAGGCTATGGCATCTGAGCTTGTAAGTGATTTTGAGTCTGATCGTGAATCTCGTGCTGATTGGGCTAGGGCCTATGTAAAAGGTTTAGACCTTCTTGGTATGAAGATCGAGGAGCGCCAGCAGCCTTGGGCTGGTGCGTCTGGTGTGTTTCATCCTGTGCTAACAGAATCTGTTGTACGATTCCAAGCACAGGCTATGGGGGAGCTATTCCCCGCTTCAGGCCCTGTGAAAAGCAAGATTATGGGTAAGCTTACTCCAGAGAAGTTTGATCAAGCTGAACGTGTGCAGAATGAGATGAACTACCTCTTAACGGAAGAGATGACAGAATACCGCGACGAGATGGAGCAGATGCTGTTTAAGCTCCCGCTGGCGGGATCTGCGTTTAAGAAAGTATACTACGATCCGCTTATGGATAGACCCTGTGCGGTGTTTGTGCCTTCAGAAGAGTTTGTTGTGTCCTACGGGGCAACAGACCTAATGACATGCCCGCGCTACACGCATGTTATGAAGAAAACGGAAAACGAGATACTAGAGCTACAAGTCGCAGGTTTCTATAGGGATGTGGAGCTACCTGCACCTGCGCCAGATTTTTCAGATATTCAAGAGAAGTACGACGAACTTGACGGTGAAAGCGCGGTTCTTGAGAATGACGATAGGCATACAATTCTTGAGATGCACGTCACAATGAATATGCCTGAAGGGTTTGATGACTCTGATGAAATAGCACGGCCTTATGTAGTAACTATAGATAAATCGTCTCGCGAAATATTATCTATCCGTAAGAATTGGTATGAAGATGACGCTAAAAAGAAAAAACGCCTACACTTTGTACACTACCGTTATCTACCGGGCCTTGGGTTTTATGGAACGGGTCTTATTCACCTCATTGGTGGCCTTGCTAAGTCGGCTACCTCTATCCTTCGTCAGTTGGTTGATGCTGGCACACTGTCGAATTTGCCAGCAGGGCTTAAAGCTCGCGGTATGCGTATTAAGGGGGACGACACTCCTCTTATGCCGGGTGAATTTAGGGATGTGGACGTACCGGGCGGTGCCATCCGTGACTCGATTACGTTTATCCCTTACAAAGAGCCATCAAGCGTACTGTACTCTTTACTTGGAAATATTGTCGAAGAGGGACGCCGAATTGGCTCAGTCGCAGACATCCAAGTAGGAGATACTAACGCACAGGCACCCGTGGGCACAACTCTTGCCCTTATGGAGCGTTCAATGAAGGTAATGTCTGGTGTACAGGCCCGCCTCCATGCTGCCATGAAAAAAGAGTTACGACTTTTGTCTAAGATTGTTCACGATTATATGCCTGATGAGTACGTGTATGAAGTTGACGGAGACTTTAGCAGGAAGGCTGATTTTGACAAACGTATAGACGTTATACCTGTATCTGACCCCAACGCCGCTACTATGGCGCAGCGTATTATGCAGTATCAAGCCGCGTTACAACTAGCGCAACAAGCGCCCCAATTGTACGACATGGGTAAGCTGCACAGGCAAATGCTTGAGGTTCTTGGCATCCAAGACGCGGAAGATTTAATCAAGCTACCTGAAGATATTAAACCTTCTGACCCTGTAACTGAGAACATGATGATCCTGAAACAGGAGCCAGTCAAAGCGTTCAAGTACCAAGACCACGAAGCTCATCTAGCGGTGCATATGGCTGCGGCACAAGATCCAAAGATTATGCAGATGGTGGGGCAGTCTCCGTTTGCACAAGTGATACAGCAAGCAATGGCTGCGCATATTACAGAACATGTTGCATTCCAGTATCGTAGAGAGATGGAGAAAATGTTGGGTGTTGAGATGCCTAGCGAAGATCAGCCATTACCTGAAGATGTTGAAGTTGAGATTTCCAGACTGGCTAAGGATGCCGCAGAGAAGCTCCTCAAGAAAGATCAGGCAGAGATGTCTCAGCAGCAGGCTCAAGCGCAACAACAAGATCCTGTTGTGCAAATGCAGCAGCAAGAGCTTCAGCTAAAAGCTCAAGAGCTTCAGCATAAGATGCAACTAGACACGGCTAAGCTTCAGCTTGAAGCTGAGAAGATTAAAGCCACTAATCAAAGAGAGGGTGCCAAGCTGGGAGTTAAGCTGGCAACTGATCTTGATAATTCCCAACGTGCAGATCAGCAGGCTGGGGCGAAACTGGGAGTTGAATTAGCAAAGGAGCTAGGTAAGGGGGATGGATGACACGGTTGTTGCGTTGATGAAACGTAGCATATCCGAATCCAAGACGGAGATAGAACAGTTTTTGGCCGGGGGCCAAGCACAATCTATGGAAGATTACTGCCGTCTTGTAGGGAGATATGAGGCTTTAAAACTAATTGAAGCCGATTTAGTTGATTTGGAAGAAAGAATTATTGCACAATAAGTTCTAGTATTCTATTTCGTAATTGGGGGCTTCGCGGATAGACCGCGCAAGGTTTCTGTGAACCTTAATCACTGCAAGGTATATGCAATGTATAAAGATGAAAAAGTAACTGACGATAAAGTAGCAACTCAGTTACCAGAACCAAAAGGCTACAAAGTTCTTATTAGCACTGTTGAGGTTAATGAGAAGACTGAGGGCGGCGTTTATATGCCAGATGGCCTCAGACAAGCAGAAGAAACCGCTTCTATCATTGGTTTTGTTATAAAGACTGGGCCAGATGCATATTCTGATAAGGAAAGATTTCCAAATGGAGCCTACTGCAAGGAAGGTGACTTTGTGATTTTTAGATCCTACTCAGGAACTAGATTTAAAATACATGGCAAAGAGTTTCGTCTTGTAAATGATGACACTGTTGAAGCAGTCGTCGAAGATCCACGGGGGTATACACGGGTATGAATAGTTTGGCAGATAAACCAGAGCTAACAGAACAAGATCTTGAAAACGAATCACCTGAAACACAAGATGTTGTGGATGATTCGTTTGAGATAGAAGTGTCTGACGACACTCCTGAAGAAGAGAAACCGCGTCTGGCAGAAGATAGAGAGCCAGAAGTACCTTCTGACGATGAGATAGATAAATATTCTGTTGGGGTTCAAAAGCGCATAAACAAGCTAAAATTTGAAGCGCAAGAGCAAGAACGGCAGAAACTTGAGGCCCACAGGCTGCAAGAAGAGGCTCTGCGGTATGCTCAACAGGTAAAATCTGAAAACGAACAGTTACGAAAAAACCTTGATGCGGGTGAAGAAACCCTTATTGGGCAGGCTAAAGGGCGCATCGAAGCGCAGTTAGATAAGGCTAAATCTGCGTATAAAGCTGCATATGAGTCAGGAGATCCTGACGCTTTAATAGCCGCGCAAGAGCAGCTAACGACCTTGAAGGTAGAGTCTGACAGGGTAAATAACTATAAACCACAGGTTAGAACCGCGCCGCAGCAGCAGCCGCAGTATGCTCAACCTACCCCGCAAGCTAATAAACCTGATGTAAAAGCTCTTGAGTGGGGGAAAAAGAACACTTGGTTTGAAAATCCTGAAACTCCTGAGATGACAGGCTTTGCATACGGGATACACCAAAAGCTCGTACAATCAGGGATTGATCCAAGAAGCGATTCCTATTATGATGAAATAGACAAGGCTATGAAAAAAGCCTTTCCAGATAAGTTTGACGATGGGCAAATAGAGGAAGAAGCACCCCAACGTCAGGCCAGTTCCGTGGTTGCTGCACCGTCGAGATCGACAAAAAAGCCACGCACAGTGCGATTAACCTCGACGCAAGCCTCTCTCGCCAAGCGGCTTGGACTCACAAATGAGCAATATGCGGCGCAATTAATGAAGGATCAATCCAAATGACGAACAGATCTCCACGCACAACAGAGACCCGCGATGCGGTGAAACGTAAAGCGTCATGGACTAGACCAACAATGTTACCTTCCCCAGAGCCACGCGATGGTATTACCTTCCGCTGGATCCGCACATCTACATTGGGAAATACGGATAACACTAACGTCTCTTCCAGATTTCGTGAGGGATGGACGCCAGTTCGTAAAGAGGATCATCCAGACCTTCACATTGTGTCTGATATAGATTCAAGATTCCAAGACGGTATTGAGGTGGGGGGTTTACTGTTATGTCAACTCGCTACTGAACAGGTCGAGGCTAGGGTTGAAGAACAGTTAAAGGCGGCTCAAAGCCAAATGGATGCTGTTGATAACTCGTATCTAAAACAATCAGACCCTCGTATGCCCGTTCTGGCTCCAGAGCGAAGCACACGATCTTCGTTTGGTAAGTAGTCTATAAGTTCAATAGAACTTTTGGGATGCTTGCTAGTTTGTAAACTTAGATGACAGGAGGGCCTTATGGCTACTACATCTAATCCTTACGGTTTGCGCCCATTGAATAGAGTGGGGGGCACTGCTTATGCAGGCGCTACTACCCAGCTTCCTATTGCAAGTGCGTATGCCACCGATATCTTCTACGGGGACATCGTTGCTGTTGTCGCTGGTGGAACGATTGAAAAAATGGGCGCAGTCGGAACTAACGCTGCACCTTTCACCGCTGGCACTATTGGTGTATTCATGGGCTGCTCTTACACAGATGCAACTCAAGGGTTCATTCAGCGTCAGTACTGGCCTGCTAATACAGTGGCGTCAGACGCTCAGGCGTATATTGTTGATGATCCAAGTGTTCGCTTTCAAATTCAAGCTGATGGTCAAATACCTCAGACTGATTTGCATCAGAACATGGCAATTAATCAAACTGCTGGTAGCACCTTTGATGGCAACTCTGCTATCTCTTTGGATATTGCTACTAAAAACACAACCGCTACAATCGCCTTTAAGGTTGTTGGTTTTGTTGATGCGCCCGGTTCAGAGGTAAACGATGCGTTTACTGATGTGATCGTTAAGTTCAACCCTAGTTCCCACTCGATGACGAGTGGCACTGGTATTTAAGGAGTATAAATAATGGCTATTTCTCGCGCCCAGCTCCTTAAAGAGCTATTACCCGGTCTGAATGCTTTGTTTGGTATCGAATATGGTCGGTACGAAGACGAACATGCAGAGATCTATGAAACTGAATCATCAGAGCGTAGCTTTGAAGAGGAAGTAAAATTGTCTGGCTTTGGTGCAGCCCCCGTGAAAGCGGAAGGTTCTGCCATCTCATATGACAACGCACAGGAATCATTTACTGCGCGTTACAACCATGAGACTGTTGCGATGGGTTTCTCCATCACAGAAGAAGCTATGGAAGACAATCTGTATGATTCCTTGTCTGCACGTTATACTAAGGCTCTTGCCCGTGGTATGGCTTACACTAAGCAGACTAAGGCTGCTGCCCTGTTAAACACAGGCTTCACCACCTTTAACGCAGGTGATGGCGTCACATTGTTTAACACAGCGCATCCTACAGTTTCAGGATCCACCAACTCTAACCGCCCTGCGGTTGATGCTGACTTGAATGAAACCTCACTTGAGCAAGCTGTTATTGATATTGCTGCGTTCACTGATGAACGTGGTCTGTTGATTGCTGCTCGCCCTCGTAAGCTGATCATTCCACCAGCATTAATGTTTGTTGCAACTCGCTTGTTGGAAACAACTCTGCGTGTTGGTACAGCAGATAATGATATCAACGCACTTAACTCAAACGGGTCTATCCCAGAGGGTTATGCGGTGAACCACTATCTGACAGACAATGATGCCTTCTTCATCACAACTGATGTGCCTAACGGCATGAAGCACTTTGTTCGTACCGCTATGCAAACGGGTATGGATGGTGACTTTGACACTGGTAACGTGCGCTACAAAGCGCGTGAGCGTTACAGCTTTGGTGTATCAGATCCATTGGGAATCTACGGTTCTAGCGGAGCATAATAGTTCAATAGAACTTTTATCGGTAAAGGGGTGGCGAAAGTTGCCCCTTTATTTTTTTTGTTTCTATGTTAGTATCTCTATATCCCTGACAAACACATGGTGTGTTTGACTAACCCAGACAGGAGATCGACATGGGTACTACTACTTTTTCTGGTCCTATACGGGCTGGCAACATCCGCAACACAACTGGCACTACAGTAGGTGGCGACATTGCAAATGTTGGCTACGTTGTAATGATGCAGACTCACACGATGGATCTGTCTAACGGCGCTATTGCTGCTGGCGCAACCGACATGGTTATTCCAGCTAACTCAAAGATCATTAATTGTATTGTTGATTTATCTACAGCGGCGAACGCAACAACTAACATTAGTGTTGGTGATACTGTAGGTGGTGCAACCACAATCTTAAACACGTTGGCTACGGGCACAAGTGCGGGTCTCAAGACTGTCACCACACAAGGTGGTGGTACGGGTGAGTGGGCCAATACAGGAACCGCTGATTTGAAACTTACAGTGACTGCATCTGCTGCCACTAACGCTGGTGTTGCTGTAATTACAATCTTGTATGCACAGGCATATAACACAGCGGTTCAGCCGTAAGGAGGCCTAGATGGCTGGTCAAGAGATACGGGCGTTTAATGTTGCGACTGCTGGATTTGCTGCGGGGCTTGTAGGCCCCTCACGGTCTCGCATTCAAGGCATTCTTGTATACGCTACTAATATTACAGCATTTACCATTAAGAATGGAACAAACGCTGGGGATGTCTTGCTGGACTTGACTTTGCCAGCGGGGTGGAACGATGTGTTTCTCCCTAATGATGGTATTCTTGCTGACAATGGGGCCTATGTGTCTGCTCTATCAGGCTCTGGTTCAGTGATAACTTTACTCCTTGAGTAAGAGATGGCTGAGAAAAAGAAAGGCTCCATGAAGGGGCACAGCATAAAAGGTGGTCATAAACGCCCCACAAAGTCTGGGGCGGGTATGACAAAGAAGGGTGTTGCCAAGTATCGCAAGGACAACCCCGGCTCCAAGTTAAAAACTGCTGTGACAGGGAAGGTTAAGAAGGGGAGCAAGGACGCAAAGCGGCGCAAGTCTTTCTGCGCTCGTTCCGCTGGACAGATGAAGAAGTTTCCTAAAGCCGCTAAAGATCCTAACAGTAGATTAAGGCAAGCAAGAAAACGGTGGAAATGTTAAATGGCTATTTCTCGTTCCCAGATGGGCAGTCAACTAACAGGCAACAGAACCTCTACAGGTGATGATGCTAAAGACTTGGACATTATTCGTTTTGGCAAAGGTGGCAAGACGAAGAAGAAATCTAAAAGTCGTGTTAATGAAGCTGGCAATTACACCCAACCAGAGAAGAGAAAGCGTATATTTAATCGCATAAAGGCTGGTGGAAAAGGCGGCAAACCGGGGCAATGGTCAGCAAGAAAAGCGCAAATGTTGGCGAAGGCTTATAAAAAAGCAGGTGGGGGCT